TATAACTTTCAGATGGTTATCACACCTCCACCTGCGGTAGGATTTGATATTCAGGAAATATCACTACGCTGCGCAGCTACAAGTATGCCGCTAAGGCGTACTCAGTCTATTCCATATAGCTTATCTAAGTTTACAATCGGCGTCACTGGCAAGATGGAATACGACCATAGCTGGACGACGACCTTGCTGGAAGGCGTGGACTTATCTATTTGGACCATGCTTGGAACTTGGCATAATAACTGTTTTGATACAGTGTCCGGTAGAGGACGGTACGAGAATGACACAAAAGGTACTGCTAATGTAATGCTTCTGGATACCATGGATGTTCTTCTGGTAAACCGGACTATTTATGGAATCTTTCCTCTTACGTTTCCGGATATTCCACTAGGCTCAGATACCTCCGCGTTAGTTAATATGGCTATTACATGGTGGTTTGATTTTTGGGATGACGATGTTGGCGGTTCCGGTACTGGCCCCTGATACTATATTTAGTTAGTCTTTGACTGTACTGAATATTTATGAGGTTCGGGCACTCCCCGAGCCTCAAAGGGACTACAACTTTGATGTCTACTTTCCTTCTGCTAATGGAGTAGCTGCGCCGCCTTGCGAGGCTGTAGACATGCCATTCTACGCAATGAATGGCGACTCATATCTTATTAATTATCGTAGACATAATACAGCAGGGCAATTTACTCTTAACAACTTCTCAGCCACTTTTTATGAAGACCTATATAACTCGGCTGAGCTTTGGTACGAAGCTTGGCTTGGCATGATCCGGAATGCTGATGGGACATTTAACTATCCTTCTTATTACAAGCAGGACGTCCTAATCTTTAAGCTAGACGTTATGGATATCGTAGTTGATACAGTAAGATATGTCGGCTGCTTCCCAGTAGTAGCAGAGCCTTATAGGTTCAAGTCTGCTTTAAGCGGAAGAATCGTTCTGCAGGTCAGCTTTTTGGCTGATGAAGTTTATAAAGCGTGAAACACCAACGACAATGCACGATTATTTTTAGTTGGTATAGAATAGGGAAAGTTTATGGGAGTAATACTGGACGCTAATTACACGTTGTGGAAGGATAACAAACGGCAGGTAATGCCAGCACCAGTTGATCCGGATACGCCGAATGTAGACTGGTGGTATAATCATGTAGCACAAAAAGTAGCTACTATTAAGCAGGCCGGATTTACCGCTGTTCAACTGCCTCCATTCTGTAAAACTCAAGGTGGTTCTGCTAATGATGCAGACGGATACGGATTGTTCGATCCCTATGATATTGGCTCAAAGAATCAGAGCTATTCGGTCCCTACAAGATTCGGTACCGCTGAGCAGTTACGTCGCTGCATTGCCATTCTGCACGCTAACGGCATTCAGGTCTACGGAGATGTTGTACTCCATCAATATGATGGAGGGAATAACCGTGAGTACAAATATTTAGGATCTGATGGGAAAACCTTAAATGGCAGGTTCCCTAAGACTGCATCATGTTTTGCAGGTCCACCTCCTGGTGTGATGGCCGATCCTGTATTCGACCCGCAGGGTAATTTTGCGTTCGGAGACCTTGTATCGTTTGTGAACTCCAAGCCTCCAGATTATATGGCTTCAGGCACTATCGATGCGACTGATTGGTTAATCCGTACGACAGGAATTGATGGTATTCGAGTAGACGACGTTAAAGGCCTCAATGTCGATTTTTGTCGCCGTTTTCTGAATAGCAAGTCAGTAGCTAACGTGTTTGCGTATGGCGAGCTGTTTGACGGAAACCCGGATACCCTAAGTTCATGGGTCTTCAATTGTATGGAAGGCCGGGCAGGAGTTATTGATTTTACTCTTAAGTTCAACTTGCAGAATATGGCGAATAACGCAAATAATTGGTGGATGGGTCAGCTAGACAATATAGGGTACTGTCAAAGAGACTCTGCGCACGCATTAACGTTTGTTGAGAGTCGTGATACAGATACTTCTCCTGGAGAACAAGTTATCTGGAACAAGGCGTTAGCTTATGCTATAATGTTAACTTTTCCTGGATACCCTAAAGTCTACTGGAAGGATTGGTCAGACGATCCTAATTGTTATAATCTGAAGGAAGTCATAGAGAACCTTATCTGGATACATGAACATCTCGCAAATGGAAATAAAGTAACGCGATGGGGAAATGACCCGCAGGTTTATGTACATGAAAGACTAGGCTGGGCTGGATTGCCAGGATGTCTATGCGGATTCAATAATGATCGCTGGAATACACATACTGTAACCGTACAAACAGCGTGGTATCCAAACACAAGACTTCATGAGTTTACCGGACACTATAATACGGACATATGGACCGACTCTGGAAGCAGAGCAACGTTCACACTACCGCCAAACAATAATGGACTAGGATATCTCGTGTTTGGACCCTGGCCTGGCGGACCTGATAATGCCTATACGGCGCTTAAGACAAAACAGGTATTTTTTGGCGCCTCTGATCTAGATACGCCTCCTATTTTGAAAGAGCCAGGTATAGCTGGAAGTATTTATTGCCAGCAGTCTATACCAATTACTTGCCGCCTAGCGTCGCTTAAAGCTGACAAAGATGGTACAAGTATACCTTCTGGCACTCAGGTAGAGTTGGATATAAAAGATCCTACTGGAATTAGCCATATCCTTACTCTTGGCGAAGAGTCAGATACTGCTTTATATACCCCTACACATAGTGGGAAGCATGAACTCAGACTATCATCCGCCGTGCCTTTTCCTTTAGCGTATGAACTTGAGGTAACTTATATGGGCGAAGGAATTAATGCCTAAGTTTTCTATTACTACACGGTCTTATGATAATAATCGCAGTGGTAATAATTCGAATGAGATAGTTCTTACGCCAGATGCTGTGGGCTCCAGAGGGATAAAGCGTCTATTCAGTTATGCTCTTCCTGGAGATGCCAGGGGTACTGAAGGTGCGGTGCTGCTTCTCCCAGAACTTAATATGGAAGATGGTGTAACGCATGATGTAGCATTTGTTGCTACTCAGGCAAATATTGTGTTCGCGTTTGATGCAAATAACGGTGACTTACTTTGGGCTACAAGAGTCGGCAACCCTATTAACAATGTTCCGCGTATCGATATGTATTCCATTAATGACCATTGGGGCATTATCAGTACTCCGGTTATAGATCAGGATTTTAATACCCTCTATTGTGTAGCATGGTCCAGTCCAGATGGTGACTTTGCGAATGGCGCTCATTACTTTATTGTTATAGACTGCCTGACCGGTGGGATTCTTAATCGAATTGACTTGGAACAAGCGTCCTACGATTCAGGGATTTCTGGTCTTAAAGAACAAGAGTTCATATCAGTAGCGCGTAAGCAGCGCGCAGGACTCTTGTTAACGAATATAAACGGCATAAAAACTGTCTTTATTCCCTGCGGAAGTTTTAATGAAGACTATGAGAATCAAGGCTGGGTTATAGCAGTTGATGTTACAGATCCTAGAGGTTCATATATAGCTACGTCCTGGACTACCACCGCGCGCTATTCTGGCGCGGGTATTTGGCAAGGTGGTCAAGGGTTGGCTGCGGATACTAAGGGTTTTTTATACGGGATGACAGGTAACGGGGCTTTTGATGGTATTACCGACTTTGGTGAGTCATTTATCAAACTGCAATATACCCCGAAATCTTTCATGTCTTCGGCGTCCTTGAAATGTGTAGACTGGATCTCTCCATTTTCTGACACTGGGCGTGTTGGCGGAGATCCGACTTTAACGGATGTCTCGCTTATTCCAGATTACGGAACAGACAAAGATCCAGCTGGTCAGGCCTCTAATGCGAACGGTTATAATGATATGGATCTCGGCAGTGGAGGTCCTTTGTTGGTGGAATCTATGGGAATGCTTATTGGTGCCGGAAAAGATGGGATAGGCTATGTTGTGAATGCGAATAATCTAGGAAAGACCAGGCCTTCTGATTTTGCTCCAAATCTGATTAATAGGAATTACACTAAGTTTATGTCAGCACCTATATGGTTTACTTATTATAATCCTGACCAGAGTCCGATGCCAGTAGACGATATGAAGCTAAATATGCTTTACGCTAATAGAACCCATCATCAGCATAGTACACCAGTATACTACAATAGCGAAAAACACGGCCCAATGGTTTTTACGTGGGGCGAAAACGGGAACCTGCGTGCTTATAATCTAAGCTCTACAGGAACATTAACATATCTAGCATGTAGTGCTGAAGTAGCTTCTCCTAACTCAAGCGTTCCAGCTGGCGGAATGCCAGGAGGAATGATTTCAGCAACCTCGAATGGGAGAAAAGACGGGATAATTTGGGCAGATGTACCGTGGGGTGACGCTAATAAGACTGTTACTGCTGGAAGGCTAATCGCTTATGACGCCGATAATTTCAATACGTTCAAAGACGGCAGTAAGCAACTAAAAGTGCTATGGGATAGCTCTCAATGGAATATAGCCTTTTCGCATAATAAGTTTAATATTCCGCACGTAGTGAATGGTAAGGTCTATAATCCGACTTACGATGGAACTGTAGACGTGTACGGACTCGTGTAACACTTTTCTTAATATCTCTCCTACTTATCGGATGTCTTGTATGAGATCATAGTGGACAACACCTCTAGTAGGCAAAATCTGCCTGGACAAAGACTATACTCAGAAGACACTTATCTTTCACCATTTTCTGTAGCAGACGTCAGGGCAATCTACAATATAGCTCAGACCAATGATGAAAGGCAGCTTGCCGCTATAATAGGCAAGCACATTAACCATAACGTATCTGAGTTAGCAACACACGACTTTAGCTTCTGTATGTATTGGCATAGGATAAACTCTTATCCGCGCTCGCCTATGCGTGTAACCTGGAAGTGCCCTCATTGCAATTTCTCTAACTCGTCTGCTCTTGAGTCGAAATCCTTAGTCATTAACAATGTGGACGAAGAGTATGAGCATGGGATTGAGGTCCCTTTGCCATCATTCGATGAGCCAGTCAAGATGCGTATTCAGCTTGTCGGCGATGACGAGAAGGCACGCAAGTTTCTTCGCGAAAAGAAGCGAGTATTTAATCCAGATGCAGGGCAGATAAGAGAAGGCATTGTGTCATGTTTGCTATCTCCAGAGTATCCTAAGATAGACGAGGCTTATGATGT